CTCATTCGGAGGTTTTTTCCTTGGCCGAGACAGATTTCGAGGCCGACCGGGTCGGTCTTGACCTGTTCGGTCATCCAGTGGGTCCGCTGCGCGATCCGCGGGGGCGTCCATCGTTTGCGAAAAGCAAAGAGAATCAGATGCTTGTAATAACGCTGCGAGCGCGCGGCTGGTCGCAGGCGCAAGTCGCGGCCTTCATGGGCTGCGATGACAAGACTTTGCGGAAACATTTCTCCCGCGAGCTGGAGCACGGCGCGCTGTTCATGGAAGGGATCGCGATGCAGGCGCTGGTCCGCAAGATGCAGGAAGGGCACGTCGGCGCGACCAAGGAAATTCTGGCCATCACGAAGGCAGCGGTCGCGCCGACTTCGCCGGCCAAGCCCAAGGCGGCCGCGCCGATCGGCAAGAAGGACGCGCTGCAGCGTGACGCCAAGGCGCCGCCGGAAAGCTGGGGCGAGCTTCTGAACTGAGATGGCATTCGATTTTGCCTGCCTCGACTGGGCCGAGAAACTCGCCCGGGGCGAAACGCCTATTGCCGATCTGCCGCTTGATGCCGCGGCGGCCGAGCGGGCGGTGGGGATCTTCAACCGGCTGCGCCTGCCCGATGTGCCGAGGCAACCTTCGCTGGCGGAAGCTGCAGGCGAGTGGATGCGCGACATCGTTCGCGCGGTGTTCGGATCGATGACGACGAGCGCCAGCGGCTACGAATCCAGGCAGGTTGGAGAGGTCTTCACCCTGGTGCCAAAGAAGAACGCCAAGACGACGAGCGCGGCGGCCATCGCCCTGACCTTCATGCTGCTCAACCGGCGGCGCAATGCGGACATGCTGATCATCGGTCCGACGCAGAAGATCAGCGAGACGGCCTTCGAGCAGGCAAAGGGCATGATCGATGCGGACCCGGAAGGGTTCCTGCAGAAGCGGTTCCATGTCCAGGACCACAAGAAGACGATCCGCTGCCGGGTGACTGGCGCGCGGCTGATGATCCGGACGTTCGGAATGGATGTGCTGACCGGGGCAAAGCCGGTCTTTGCGTTGATCGACGAGTTGCATATCCTGGGGTCCATCCCCTACGCGGCCGATGTGATGCGGCAGATCAGGGGCGGCATGCTGCCCTTTCCGGAGAGCCTGCTGGTGATGATCACCACGCAGTCGGATCATCCGCCGCAAGGGGTTTTCAGGACCGAGCTTGACTATGCCCGCGCCGTGCGGGACGGCAAGATCACCGAGCGGGTCAGGCTGCTGCCTGTCCTGTACGAGTTTCCGGACACGATCCAGCGGAGCAAAGGCCGAGACTGGACCGATCCTGCGCTCTGGCCGATGGTCACGCCGAACCTCGGGCGGTCGGTGTCGATCGATGCGTTACTGGACGGGTTCGAGCGGGCGAAGGCAGACGGGCAGACAGAGGTCATCGCCTGGGCGACGCAGCACCTGAACATCGAGGTCGGCGTCGGCATCAGGGCCACGACATGGATCGGGGCGCAGTTCTGGGAGGCCGCGGCCGAGCCCGATATCGCTGACCTTGGCGCGCTGATGGAGCGCTGCGAGGTTGCCGTTATCGGCATCGACGGCGGCGGGCTTGACGACCTGCTTGGTCTGGCCGTGATCGGACGAGAGCGCGGCACGCGACGGTGGATGTTGTGGACCCATGCCTGGGCGCATCCGGAAGTGCTTGAGCAGCGCAAGGAGATTGCCGGGATTCTGCGGCAATTCGAGGCTGACGGGGACCTTACGATCCTGTCGGCAGCCGACAAGACCGGCGATGTGACCGGCGTTGCCGACGTGGTCGAGAGGCTGCTTCAGGCCGGCTTGCTGCCCGGGACCGGGGCAGTCGGGCTGGACCCGTACGGCGTCAGCACGATCGTGGACGAGCTGGCATTCCGGGGCCTGTCAGAAGACCAGATGGCGGCGATTCCGCAGGGCTCGCGACTTTCGGCGGCGATCTGGGGAATGGAGCGAAAGCTGAAGGACGGAACGCTTGTGCATGCAGCACGTCCGTTGATGGCCTGGGTCCTGGGCAATGCGAAAACCGAACAGCGGGGCAGCGCGGTGATGATCACCAAGGAAACGGCTGGCAAGGCGAAGATCGACCCTCTGGTCGCGGCCTTCGATGCCTTCATGCTGATGGCGCGTAACCCGGAAGCGCAGGACGCGAAATCGTTCTGGGAAGCGGTCTAGTGATGAGCGTCCTGTCGCGGATCACTTCGGCCTTTCGCCGCGAACGCAAGGCAGTGACGGACATTCCGCTTGGGTTCTCATGGTCGGAAAGCCGGGCAGGTTATTCCGTTTCGGCCACGTCTTCGCTGGAAGTATCGACAGTCATGGCTTGCGTCAGGGCGATCAGCGAAGGCACGGCGCAGGTGCCGATTCATGCTCATCGCCGTGACGGCCGTGGTGTTCGAGGGCCAAAGGTCGCCCATCCAATCGTCGAGCTTCTTGGTCGCGCGCCGAACGACTGGCAGTCCGGGTACGAGTTCAGGGAAACCATCGCGCTGCATGTCATCCTGACCGGCAACGCCTATGTCTATGTCAGTCGCCGTGAAGACGGCGGTGTCCTTGAACTGATCCCGATCGAGCCAAGCCGCGTCATGGTCGAGCGCCGACGGGACATGTCGATCGTGTATCGAATTATGTTCGAGGACGGCAGCACTCCGCTTTTGTCGGCGGCCGATGTCTGGCACCTGCGCGGGCCTTCGTGGGACACATGGCGCGGCCTTGATGCAGTCAAGCTGGCACGGCAGTCGATCGGTCTGGCAACGGCCACCGAGGCGGCTCATTCCGCGCTGCACAGAAATGGCGCCCAGGTCACTGGCCTTCTGTCGATGAACAACAAGCTGAGCCCGGACAGGTACGCTCAACTTGCGGCGTGGCTTGACAGGCATAGCGCGGGCGGAGAGCGCGAAGGCAAGCCCATCATTCTGGATGACGGCGCCAAATATCAGCCGATGCAGATGACCGGAGTTGACGCGCAGCACGTCGAGACCAGACGGCATCAGGTGCTGGAGATTTGCCGCCATTTCCGCGTCATTCCGATGATGGTCGGAGCAAGCGAAACACCGACCTACGCCAGCGCAGAGCAGATGTTCATCGCGCATGTCGTCCATACGCTGACCCCCTGGGCAGAACGCATCGAACAATCGGCAACCCGGGCGCTGATATCGTCGAGCGAAAATGTAGAGCTGCGCCACGACTTCAATGACCTGATGCGAGGCGCGGCACAGGATCGCGCGGAATACAACGCCAAGGCGCTTGGCTCCGGGGGTGCGCCGGCCTGGATGACGCCCAACGAGGTGCGCGCGCAAGAGGGCCTGGACCCGATTGCCGGCGGGGACGACCTGCCGCGGCCGATACAGGCGCAACCGTCACCGCCTACCGACGCAGCGGTTTGAGGATCAGGACATGAACAGACTGGAAGTCAAATTCGCGGCCGATGACGTAGACGCGAATACCGGAGAATTTTCGGGCTATGGGGCAGTGTTCGGCAACGTCGATTCCTACGGCGACACGATCGCTCCGGGGGCGTTCAAGGCGTCGTTGCGCGAGTGGCGGAAGGCCGGGAAATTGCCCCCGATGCTGGTCCAGCATGGCGGCTGGGGGATGCGTGACATGGATGCGCTTCCGATCGGCATCTGGACCGACATGAGCGAGGACGACAAAGGGCTGACTGTCAAGGGCAGGATCATCAACCTTGACACGGATCGCGGCAAGACGATCCACGGAGCGATGAAGGAAGGTGCGCTGGACGGCCTTTCGATCGGGTATCTGGCAAAGAAATTCACGCTTGGCACCAAGCCGGACGAGCCGCGGCGGAAACTGGAAATGATCGACCTTGTCGAGGTTTCGGTTGTGACCTTTCCAGCCAATGGCCTGGCCCGAGTCGCATCAGTCAAAGCGGCCGAAGCGATCGAAACCATTCGTCAATTCGAGGACTTCCTGCGGGATGCAGGCGGGTTCTCGCACGCCGCGGCGAAAGCAATCGCCTCGCGCGGATTCAAGGCTGCGGATCCTCGGGATGAGGACGGGGCCGATCTGGCGGCGATCATTCGCCGCAACATCGAAACCCTTTCGACATAGGAGGCCTCGATGGCCGTGGAAGAAATCAAGAGCCTGATCGAGGATCAGGGCAGGGCTTTCGAAGAGTTCAAGGCGGCAAACGATGCGCGCCTGAAGGAACTCGAGAAGAAGGGCGCATCGGACGTGCTGACCGAAGAGAAGGTCGCGCGGATCGACGAAGCTCTCAACGTGCTGGCCGAGGCCAAGGAAGCGGTCGAAAAGAAACTGCCGTCGCGCCTGGATGCGATGGAAGCCAAGATCAACCGCGCCATGCTGGGCGGCGATCTGAAGGCCGACGAAAAGGCTGCTGCCGAGCTGAAGGTGTTCAACGCCGAGGCCAAGTCGCGCGCGGCGTCTCGCGGCCAGAGCGCAGTGGTGTTCGACGCCGAGGGCTATGCCGACTATCGCAAGGCCTTCGACACCTACATCCGCAACGGGATGACCGCCCTGGCGGTGTCCGAATCCAAGGCGCTTGCCTCAACCGTTGATCCGGACGGCGGCTACCTTGTGCCGGCGGACATCTCGGGGCGGATCGTTGCGCGGGCCTTCGAGACCTCGCCGATGCGTGAATACGCAGCGGTTCAGGTGATCTCGTCGGACGCGCTTGAAGGGCTCTATGATCTCAATCCGGGCGTCTCCGGCGGTTGGGTGTCGGAGCGGCAGACGCGACCGGAGACCAATACGCCCCAGCTTGGGAAGTGGCGCGTCGAGGTTCACGAGCAGTATGCGAACCCCGCCGCGACCCAGCGCATCCTTGACGACGCGATTCTGAACGTCGAGGCCTGGCTGGCGGCCAAGACGGGTGACATTCTGGGGCGCACCGAGAATGCGGCTTTCGTGACCGGCGACGGTGTAGGCAAGCCGCGCGGCTTTGCTTCCTACACCACGGCGGCGACGGCCGACGCATCCCGTGCCTGGGGTGCGCTCGAACACGTCAACACCGGGCAGGCCAGTGGCTTCCTGACGACCACTGCCGGCTCCGATTGCCTTCTGGACCTGATCGGTGCCTTCAAGGCCGTCTACATCAACACGAACACGGCATGGTACGCTAACCGCGCCGCGATCACGGCGGTGCGGAAGCTGAAGTCGCAGGACGGTGTCTATCTGTGGCAGCCCGGCCTGCAGCTCGGCCAGCCGCAGACCCTGCTGACCTTCCCGGTGCGGCTGATGCAGGACATGGCAGCGCTTGCTTCTGGATCGCTGTCGATGGCGCTTGGCGACATGAACCAGGCCTATCAGATCGTGCAGCGCGCGGGGATCACCACCCTTCGCGACCCGTTCACGAACAAGCCTTTCGTCCACTTCTACAGCATCGCCCGCGTTGGCGGCGGCATCGTGGACTTCGAAGCGCTCAAGTTCCTGCGGTTCGGTACCTGATGAGATGCGGGCGGGTATATGCCCGCCCCCATCACTTGATGAGATGCGGGCGGGCGAATGCCCGCCCCTGCCCGAAACCCTTTCCAAAGGAGAGCCATCATGCGTGACATGATGAACAACATCCATCCGGTTCCGGCCATCGCGCCGGTCGTGGTGGCTGACAACACCGCCCAAGTCTCGGCGATCATCGATCTGCGCGACTATGACGGCTGCACTTTCGTTATCCAGACGGGTACGCTCGCCGACGCTGACGCGACCTTTGCGGTCACGCTTGACCATGGCGACGCGGCGAACCTTTCGGACGCCACTGCCGTGACGGCGGCGACGGGCCTGATCGGGACGACTGCGCTGGCCGGCTTCAACTTTGCTGATGACGGCGAGTGCCGCAAGATCGGCTATGCCGGCTCGCGTCGGTACGTCCGGCTGACCGTCACGCCGGCAACCAACACCGGCAATGCCCCGATCGCTGCCGTTGCAATTCTGGGCCTGCCGAGGATCGCGGCGACCGCAAACCCGCCGCAGTGATGAGACCAGGCGGGGTTGCCCTGCAGCCCCGCCTGCTTTGACCGACGATCAAGCCCGATGCAGACCGTCATAACCATAGCCGCGACCGAGGCAGAATGATGAAACCACTTGCGCCCGTGCTTGTGACGCCGCCTGCGGTGCTGCCTGTGAGCTTGCAGGAGGTAAAAGCCCAGGCGCGGGTCGACGGGGCTGACGAGGACGGCCTTATTCTCGACCACATCCGGGCTGCAGTGGCGCATCTGGACGGCTGGTCAGGCATTCTTGGCCGGTGCCTTGTGACACAAGTCTGGAATCAGTCGCTGGACGGTTTCCCTGCGGACGGGACCATCCGCTTGCCCTTTCCGGACGTGACTGCGGCCGTCATCACGTATCGCGACCCCGCCGGTCAGGTGCAGACCCTGACGACAGGATGGGTTCTGGCGGCAGATGACGCGGGGTCGTTTGTCAGCTTGAGTGAAGGCGCGTCCTGGCCGGCGACGGCTGTGAGGCCGGATGCGGTGACGGTGCGCATGACCGCCGGATATGGGACGGCTGCGG